TCATACATAAAGCTCTTTTCCTCGCTCGTAACGTCCACAATCTGGATGGAAGACGACAAGACGCGCATCGTCTGGATCACCATGCTCGCAATCGCCGACAAGAACGGAGAGATCCAGGCATCGATTCCCGGCCTTGCTCGCATCGCGGGAGTCCCGGTTCCTGATGTCGAGGTCGCGATCAAGAAGTTCCTTGCGCCAGACGAACACTCGCGAACTCCTGACGATGAGGGGCGTAGGATCGAAAAGATCGACGGTGGATGGTCGCTTCTCAATCATGCGAAGTATCGGGCGATGGCATCGAAGGACGAGTCCAAAACCTCCAACGCGGAGCGTCAACGCCGACATCGCGAGCGTCAAAAGCGTAACGGTCGCGTAACGCTTAGTAACGCTCCCGTAACGCCTAATAACGCTACAGTAACGCATGACAGGGACATAGCAGAAGCAGAAGCAGAGAATAAGAATATGATCGAGCAAGGCTCTCTCAATTCTTATTCTGCGGAGGAATTCGATTTGTCGGATTCCCAAGTCCTTGCTCGCGAAGGAAAGGGACTCGAAAGCCTTGCCGCTCGCATCAACCTCGATCCGAACGAGATGCTGAAATTCGCCAAGGAGAACATGATCCCAGAAAAGATCGTTAGGACTTGGGCATCCTCCCGCGTTGTCAACGGATGGAAAACTAAGAACAAAGTCGCAATCAACGCTGACAACTGGAGGCTTGATCTAGAAAACTTCACAACTGTTGCTGAAACATTTACAAAAACGAACAATGGAAAAAATCATTCATCTCACAACCGCAACGATGGCACAGCTAACGCAGGTCGAGCGAGTGCCTTCGGTGACCTTGGAAAGCGTCTGCCCGAACTATGACCCTAGCTTTCATTCTGAGAGCGCGGGAGCAGTGTCCGCTGTCCTGACCTTCCTCGACTCTACAAACGCAGGAGACGGCAAATGGTGCGCGTTAACGGGGGTCTCAGGGGTGGGGAAGACAATGCTGGCTCGATCAGCGCACCAGTTTCTGAAAAAGAGGGGAATTCGGTCCAACTTCCTGCGGTGGATCACTATCGTGGACTACATGAGGAGAGGTGACTTCGGAGTGATCGATCACGTCTGCGATGCCCAGGTGGCGTTTATCGACGATATCGGCGCGGCTTATGAGAGCGCGTTGTCGAAGGCGAAGATCTTGGAGATCGCGGAACGTCGCATGGGGAAGGCGACATTTTGGACTTCTAACCTGACGCTCCAGCAGATCGCGGAGCAGGTCGATGTTCGCGTTGCCTCTCGGATGGTGCGGGATGGGAATCGCGTGTTTGAGTTTAGGGATTGTCCCGATTGGTCCTTGGCGAATTACAAGTGAACGGGAGGACAACATGGGAAGACATCTTGAACCAGGACCAGTGCATCGCGAGACCTTGAGAAGGCGAAGGCTTCGCGCCGAAGGCAAGTGCGTTGACTGCATGGACCCTGCCTACAATGGCGGATCAAGATGCCAGCCCTGCGGTCTGCGGTTGCGCGAGGAGAGCCGCATCTACAAGCGACTCGGGACGAATACTAAGCCGGATGCTCCGCTCTTGGTGCGAAGCGGGAAGCGAATTTACTGACTTGACAGGTTGCGTTTGACGGTAAGCATGAAAGAAATGAGCGACGACAGCAACAAGTTTACTTGGGAGGAACTGGATCTGATCCGTTACTACCTCGTTGAGAATAAGAAGGAGTTTACGGAGTTCGCCACTGAGTTTGGCGATGATGAGGACGTTGTCGAGGAGATCCTCTCGAAACTCTGGGGAGCGATGGAAGAACTGGTATGAGCATTCCCGGCGACAGCAACCTCACCGTGAGGCAGGCGCGATTCGCCGAACTCTACCATCGATACGGCAATGGAACTCGGGCGTATGGGGAAGCCGGGAACATCGCAAAAACTGACGAAGGCAACTACCCTTCATGGGTAACGGTCGAGGCGCATCGTCTCCTCAGAAATCCCAACGTTAAGGAAGAGATCAATCGGCTCATTGGAGACGCGCAAGCTCTTGCGTCGATGACCGTGGACGAACTGCTCGATTTTCACGCAACCGTTGTGAGGACTCCGGTTGGCGAGGTTGGGCCGGATTCGCCATTTTGCGAGGAGTATGAGGTCAAGCCAGACGGCACGGTCAAGGTGAAGATGGTTTCAAAGGTCGCATCCTCGCGGGAGATCGCTCGACTCACTGGTATGGACTCACCGCAGAAGGTCGAGATCTCCGCTGAGAACGAGTTCCTCGGGATGCTCGCGGCTTTGACACAATCGAAAAACGATTAATTATGGCAATCAAAAGAACGCACGATGTAGTAGCCACTGTCGGAGTCTACAAGGACCGGGACGGCAAGGAAAAGAAACGATACGTCAACTGCGGCTCCGCATTCCTCGATGACTCAGGCCGGATGTCGATCAAGCTGGACACGATCCCGGTCTCGCCGGAATGGTCTGGCTGGATCTCGCTCTATGCGGTCGAGAAGCGGGATGCCCCTGCGCCTGCTACCGCTGATCGGTATCGAGGAGCGCCGGATGGGCCGGATGGTGAGGACATTCCGTTTTGACCATGTCGCCTGAGATCCAGGCATTGAAGGATCGCCTGTCTAACAAGGATTGGCGGATGCGCCACCTGTATCTGATCCTCGACGAGGAAGGCAGGACCGTTCCGTTTGTGATGCGGGGCGAGCAGGAGCAGTTCCTGCGGGAGCGGCACAACCGGAACTTCATTCCGAAAGCTCGAAAGCTTGGGATGTCTACTGCCATCGTGCTAGCGAACCTCGATGACTGTATTTTTAACGGCAATCTCGCGGCAGGGATCATCGATCTAACCAAGGATGACGCGTTCGCGAAGCTGTCGATGGCAAGGTTCGCATGGGCGTCTGGACCGTTGCATCCAGATCCCGCTATCGGTGCGCTTTGGAAGTCATTACACAAAGCCAATCCGCTTGAAAAGGATGCCGGGGGCGAGATGGTCTGGCGCAATGGATCGCGGATCACGGCAGGTGTAGCGTTCACCGGACGCACTCCGCAACGCCTGCACATATCGGAATTCGGGCCGATCTCAGCGAAGTTCCCGGCCAAAGCTACAGGGATCAAGCGAGGCGCATTCAATTCGCTTCCTCCCGGCGGGATCATCGACATCGAGACAACGATGGAAGGTGGACAGTGGGGCGAGTGCTACAGCATTTTCCAGCTATCCCTTGAGGCAGCAAAGTTCGATGCGCTCACGCCATTGGATTGGCGACTCCACTTTTTCCCTTGGTGGGGGCATCCTTCCTACGTCCTGCCGGGGGTCAAGCCTGGTAGAGCGGAGACCTTCGAATATTTCGAAGGACTGAAGGCGAAGTACGGCATCGAGATCCCGCTCGACCGTCAGGCATTCTACGAGCGCAGGAAAGCAGAGCAGGGCGAGGAGATGTGGCAACAGTTCCCGTCTGTCATTGAGGAGGTGGATCGCCAGATTGTTCCCGGCCAGATCTATCCTGAGATGAAGACGTTGCGCTCGACCAAGCGGGTGTCTGAGTTCGCGCAGGAGAAGGGCTATCCGATTTTCACGGCATGGGATCTGGGAAGCTCCGACAACATGGCAGGGTCGCTGATCCAGCCAGCCGGGAAGGCACACAATTTCCTTGCCGGATGCGTAGGGGAGGGCGCAGGAGCGGCAGGAGTCGCGGAGGTGATCCGCAAATGGGAGGAGGAATTTGGCCCGATCCTCACGCACTTCCTCCCGCATGATTGCGAAATCACCGACAAGGGGAGTGGGAAGACTTACCTCCAGCAATTGGTCGAGTGCGGAATCCCGCGCAAAAACATTGCCGTTGTCCCGCGCATTCCCGATCTATGGGTAGGCATCGACGAGGTCAGGCGCATCCTCCCGAACTGCTGGTTCCATTCCCGCATGGATGAGCCGATTTTCTCGGAGTCCGGCGCAAAGCTCCCGTCCCTAGTGGGAAGGCTGGAAGGCTACCGGAAGAAACTCGACTCCTCGACCGGGATCGTCAGGGATGTCCCGGTTCACGATCTTTGCTCGCACTACGCCGATTCTGTCCGCACTTACGCCGAAGCACTGTCGAGGGGATTGGTGCGCGGGAACGTCCAACGAGTTGCTGCCGCGCAGGTAGTTAGTGGCTTTCGAGGTGCGGCACAACCACAACGAAAACAGGCAAGAGTCCTATCATGACTCCGCTCGAAACGGCAAGGGAAACGCATGAGCGGTATGGCGTTGAACCGTTCCACCAGGCACTCGCCGCACATCTAGCGCATGGGGTTGTCATCTCGACACCGGAGGTTTTCCTGCTGATGCGACCAGTAAATACCGCAGGCAGGCGCGAAAAGTTCGATGATCCAGGCTATATGTTCGACAATCCTGACTGCTGGCACTGCTACCTAGCCTCGGGCGATCTGTCCCAATTCGGTCGATATATCCCCTATTTCTTGCCGTTTATATCCTATGTGCGAAAAAATCAGTTGCGCGTTCGACCTTTGACGCAAACACGATTTCTTCATGGGTGGAAAACAGAAACTCGCAGATGCGCAGTCGAAAGCGGCACAGATCGCTCAACAGACTGCGATGAAACAAGCGAAGGCAGCACGCGCTGCTAACCGCGTTGCAGTCCGAACCGCATCACAGGACCGTCGAGTCGGGGCGCGACAGAATGCTGCACTGATTGCCGCCGAACGGGATAGTGCTGCCGCTCTTGCCGCTCTTGATCAGGGCAATGTGCAGACTGAGTTCATCGAGGACGATGAGATGATGCGCCGACAGGGAGGTCGAAAAGGGGCATACTCATTCGGCAGGCCCATGTCTACCATGCTCGGCGGTGGCGATACCCGACTGGGATGACTGACGCGAAGCAGATCCTCCAACGCTACAAAGCCGCCGAATCTATTCGGTTGGCTATGCACAGCATTTGGAGGGATGTTGCCGTTCATGCCGATCCGCTCAACCGGGAGATCGGAGTCGATACCGCTACAGGCTGGACTCCATCTGTTACGGGCCAAGCCGCGATCTTCGACTCGACAATCAAGGAAGCGGCAAGGGTCTATGCTGCGGGATGCATGTCATGGATGACGCCTAGCGAGAGCAAGTGGTTCGCGTTCAACGCGCCCCGCATGTTCAGACAGGACGATGTCATCAAGTCATGGTATTCCGAAT